CATTTCTTCCACCTCCCTTCTGAGTAAATAAAAAGCAATCCTAATTCGCAGTTTCTGCATCAAGGATTGCTTGTACTTCATTTCTGATTGTTCTAGGAACTTCTTCAATAGTCTTCAGGCCTTTCTGAATCAAATTGACGTAAATATTTGCCATCTAATTAACCTCCCTGTCTGCTGGAACGAGCATTTCATACACTTCAGCTAACGCTAATTGAGTTTTAGTCAATTGGTTTTCTTGGACTTCTGCCTTTTCTTTTAAGAATTCATTTTCCTTTTGGACAGTTTCTGTTAAAGTCTCAATAAACTCTAATTTTTCTGCGTAATTTGGAGTAATCGCCTCTTCCCATCTGTTCTTAGAAAAATTAAAGAACTGAGATTGTGGGTTTTCTAAATTTTGAATAGGTTCGATTTCCACAAAAGGAATAGATGTTGGAAAATCATCTGCTACTTCGTGTTCTTCAAATCCCATCGGGTATAATACTTTATAAATTGTTTTCATCGTTTTCCTCCTTTAATAAGGGTCTCTTGCTAACCAACAAAACGAACCTGTTAACCACGTATCTTGTGCGACATTATCTATGCAAATAATATTATTAATCGTTGATGGATCGAAAGCTAGCAAATAAAAATTGCTGCCAGAGCTCCAGTACATTCGAGGCCTGTCAATCGGCGCTGCCCATGATGGAACATTAAACCAAACAGCTTGATTATATTTCGCCGCTGACAATTTAAACGAACCTGTCAGATAAACGATATCTCCTCTTCGATACAATCTCATACTGCCGTCCGAAATAACTGAAGCATTGTTGTTTTTATCTACTGACGCATAATCATTTACTGATTTTGTTAAAACGGGCAATTTCCCTTTCACTTGAATACCATCTTGAAAATTCTTTGTTCCTAAAATCGTTTCGTTACCAGCAGTAGAAACAAACTTGCCTTGAACCCATTTTGCGATTGCTTTAAATACTAAATTAGGCGTCATAAACACACTGTTAGATTCTCCCGCTTCAGCTTCTTCACCAGTAGCGATACTTTCTACTTGATTGGCCGCGAACATTGATTCAATGTGTTCATTCGCTGAAATGTTCAGTGCAATTTCTAATTCAGAATAATCAATGCTTGTTCCGGATGGTATAGTTCCATCACTAACATAAGAGTAAAGTAAAATATTAATCTTTCCATACTGGTCAACCACGACTGGCGAGTGCTTTGCATAAATATCTTTTACCTGATTAGTACTATTGATAGCAGTAACACCGTTGTCATTCCAAACTTTAGTGTCAGGTCTCCACGTAACTAATTGTAATCTGTTTCCCGAAGGCCCACTTCCGAACCCAAAAACATGAGGAGTAATTTCAGAAACATTATTCTTAATATATGTGACTTTCTCATCCAACGTGGAAATCCCTTGCGATAGCCAAAAATTATTAGAGTAGACACTAGTTAGGATATCGACAACGTCATACTCAATTCTTATTAAAACCATTTGACCATTCACTTTATGTGATCCGACATCTCTGATATCATCTAAGTCTGAAATTTTTGAGTATCGCTCATCGCTAAATTCGTACCACGTACCAGCAGTAGGAGCGTTTAGCGCGGTACTATAAGCTATATAGGCACTGTTGGCATTCTCAACCAAACTGCCACTAACTTTCCCTGAAAAGTTGGGACTGAAAACTATTTTCTCCTTTTTCCCACTTACTATTTGATAGATCACGTTTGCGGAACTTTCTGGCTTATTGAAAACTTCGTCTTTTCGATAAACATCCGCTTCATCGATCTTTTTATTCGTTTCGTCTAACTGATCAGAAAGCTCGATTTGAGATTGCTGCAGCTCTGACATTTTTTGATTGGATTGAACGAACTTTTCATCATACTCTTTAATTTTTGTATCAGCATACTTAGTAATCCGTTCAGATTCTTCATCAATATTTTGAATTTCCAATAGAGCTTTTTCTTTTACTTGAAACAACCATTCTTCAAAGCTTTTGAAGTAGATCACACCAGCAACACCAGCTCCATCATCAATCGATGATTTAAACATTCTGAATTGAACGTTTTGAATGTCGATCGCCTCACCAGAAGGTAGATCAACATACAAACCCATAACTACTGTACCATCATAGCCCCTCAGTTCTTCGGGTAAAAGGTAATAAATCTGATTTATCGTGTTGGCTTCGACGCCACCATTGTCCTCAATTATTCCTTTTTTTCCATCATTACCAACGTAAGTTAGTAGTACTCTGACTGTTGCTCCAGTTAAGTCGATTTCTGCTTCTTTACTCGTTAGTTCAAAAAGAAACTTACTAACATTCTTATCATATGAAAACACTTCTGCTCTAAGATCAATAGATGTGCTCCTACTTGAACCGTTGATTTCAAGCGTTTTTCTTACTATTTTGAAATATGCCATGTATTTGTTTTACCTCCAATTCCAGTACCTAAGTGCCAGTACTTCCTTCCAATTTTTCCAAACGCTCTGCCAACCAATCTGAGTTAATTTGCCATGTATATTGAGCCGGATTTACGGGTTGCGTAACAGAGGATGTCGAACAAATCCCCATGAAGTGCTTTATTTCATTTATCGGTTTTGTTAGTACAAATCCTGTAGAACCGGTTTGGTCATCCGCCCACGCATAATATAGATAAGCACCTACGCCTTGACCACCATTTTTTAAATTAAGAATAGTAGTCCGACCGCTTCCTATTTGAGTTTTCTCTGAATTATAGACATCACAACAATATGTCCAAAGATTTTTCGCATCAGGATAAACGGTAAGAATGCTATTCGAAGCGGACCAATTATCATCAATTTCACCAGCTTCATTTAATCGAGTCCAACGAAAATCACTATAATTTGTACTTACATCAAGAGTACCATCGTACACTTTTGCGGATATTTTAATTGTTCCTTTTCCATCAACAAACGCTTGAGAAGTAGGTTCAAGCTTAACGTCAAATCGTTTTCTGCCTACCTGATCTCGCAACTCATAAGCTAAATCAAGTAAGCTTTGGGATGTTCCGCCGGATTGGATAAGATAATCACCCAATGTAGCAACATAAGAGTGTATTGAATACTGATTTATCAGTTCAAGAATCCGTGCACTCAGATAGACTTCTTCATTCTCATCAACTAAATAGATTGTGTCCCCGATATTCACTCCCTTAGGCAGATCGATAATCTCAACCTCATAATTAATAGCTGGTTGACTGATTTTCTTTAGTTCTCTAATGACACTGTCACACAAAGTCTTTTGATCAGTAGTTTCGTAACGTTTTAATCGCTGAATATGTGAGCTTTTGGGATTGGGATTACTTGTCGATAATAAACGACTCCAGAGCTGTACACTTTCCGTATCTCTCATGACCCCATCAGAGCCTAAGACAAAGCGGCCATCTGGATCCGTATACTTGTATCCTTTCAGATTAATTGGATCGTTTTTACCCTCAGGCGTTCCACCAGTCGCATAAATCGAAGTTCCAAGATCATAGATGTCAGACTTCACGATAATGTTTTCGACATCAACATTGACATAAAGCGTTTGGTGGTTATCTTTACCACGTTTTTTGTAAATATTAATGTATTTATTGATAACAGTAGTCCCTTCTACCTTGAAACTAAAGTCAATTTCTGCGTTATCAAACTGAGTTGCAACAGAAACTAAACGTGCTAAAGCCGTCGAATCCTCACTTTCCCATTCAAGTTTCCTAGTGAGCGTAGGAATCTCGTTAAATCCTATTTCAAAGCCAGAATCATACATAAACTTTTCAATATAGAATGCTATGGAATATGCTTTGTCAGCTTTGTAGGGTCCAACAAGTTCATTCAAAAGATCAACCCCTGCATCCTCTGCAACGAAATAATGCGTGCATTCTTTTGGGTTATGAATTGTTTCAACAATTGTCATCCAGATATCTTTGTTATTGTAATCATGAAAAAGAACATAATTACCTACTTTAGCAAAATCTTTTACTTTTTTTGTTTGAACCGAACTAAAATACAATGTTCCGCTTAGTGTTCTATTCCCGTTTTCAACGCTCAGTTTGTCCTCTTCATCAGCGATTACAACTTCAGTAGTATTATTAGTAGATACAATTTCTTTAAGTTGAAATTGTCTATCAGCAAAGTAGAAATCCAATCCTTCACCTCCTCTCGACAAAAAAAGAGAACCTCTATTCTAGAAGTTCCCTAAATAAATACTCTTCTAACCGTAACACCGACAATTGGTGTAATCGCCCAATCAGAAGGGACTATTTGAATTGTATGTTTACCATAGTCAAACCTGAACTTATCATACTCATTTCCCAATTTATGGAGAGTACGATCTTCCACTCCATTAACTAAAACCTTTCTCGTTTTAGTATTTATTTCTACAAAATCTTTGTCGCTGAACAGATTATTGACATTCGAGTTTATCGTCTCGTTGGTCCAATCAAACTTCGAATCCGTCCACGCCATTAGATTATGATGCTGATTCGAGAAGCGTTGAAACCAGCCTTTTTCATATATTGCATTTGTTTCTTCAGCCTCAGTAAAGTTCATAACAAACTCATGATCGTGCGAAGTAAACGCACCATCATTGGCTGGATTTAAAGCTTTAATTTGACTGAATACCCATCTTAGTCGTTTATTTGAATTCAGACGCTCCATTTTTACTTCGAAGAAATTTCCGTTAAACGTCTTTCTAGAAAGACTGGTTGACTTCACACACTTCGTCTTGTACCAAAACTCAATGATAAGTTCATTGTTTAGTGTCGTACTATCTCGAATAACAACGGCCATAAAGACTTTTTTATTCTCATCAGCCAGTAGAAATTCAACACGCCCTCTAGCCGTTTTGACGTTTGATCCATTATTAAAATTCATACGCTGAACACATGAGAAGTCTCCACTTGAAATATTATTAGCATTTTTAGGAATTTGAAAACTCAGCGTAGGACCATGCCACACATTAATAGCTCCTACGCCAGTGAAAACTGGATAAATAGCTTCACCACCATCCCACTTCATGTTTCCTTGAACTATATTCGGTGTAGATGGGTTACTTAAATAGTTGGGATAAGTAGACGGCATTGTCTTGTCATTTAATGAAACACCAACAGGAAGGTTTGCAGTGCGCCATCCATGGTTAATCACACGGTGCTTTCCAACTTTGCGAACAGTATCGACATCCTCAGGATCACCGTACTGCAATATGCCTCCATTCGAATTAACCAATCCAATCAACCCGTTCTCTCCTTGCATCGTAACTTCAAACTGCGGTTCAGCTTTCCACGTTCCATAATGAGTCACTTCAATCTGATCACTGACTGTGAGTTTACTAGCTGTGTAAGGATTAAGAATAGGCCCGACATTATACTGTGGCTTACAGATCACTAACCTAGAATTGCCTCTGACACCAACTGTCAGGCATAGTGCGGTAGTTTTTTCGTTCGTTATTCGAATAGTTTCATTGATTGTCTGCCATTCATTTTCTAAAACTTTTGCATCAATTGAGTGGCGTTTTAAGATATCACCACCAACCTTAGACCTTTCTTCTAGTATTACGGTACATGGTCTATCGGTTCCGTCTGTAGGTAATATTTCAATGTTTATGAGCATCCCGAAAGATACATAATCACCAAGACTTACCTTGATAGGGCGAGTGATCTCGGTCGTTTTTGGTAACCAGTTCTCTTTACCATGAATAGTAACTAAATCAGTAAAATCTGCTATGAGTGTATTTGAGCCATTGTACTTTGGTCCTAATGCGGTAAAATCTTTCCAGTAATGTGCCTTATTTTCAAACTCACTATCTAAACAAAGGTTTTCTTTTGCAGGATTAGCATTGGTAAAATAGTCTGCTTCAACAGCATAAGCAACTCCTTCTGGCACTTTAAAACTCAACTCAACTTTTGCTGCATCACGATTTACATATTCGGGAACAATCTCACCTTCAAATCGAGCGGACCAGTAACGATCCGCTTGATCGGTAAATATTAGTTGACCATCTGTTCCATCAGCTTGATAAAGGACGCGATACATCTCATCTTTGAGCGTATCTACGTCCGTATTATCATTTCTCTTCTTATTTTTCCTAATCCATCCTTTAACAGTAATTGTTGTTGCACTGTCCTTAGCATAGAGAAGTTTTTCACCCATCACTAAATCTTTTTTTTCATATTCTCGCTTTTTAGTGGGGCGAGATATTTCACTAATAGTCAGCCATTTATAGAAATCAATTCCTCTAAAAATCATCCTAGTCTCTGCGATTATGCTCGCCCCTTTCTTCTTTCGGATAACCGTTCGTTACGCGCATTTTCTTTGGCAACAGTTGGCGCAACTTTCTTACCAACTTTTTCTTTATCCATATAAATGTCGGACTCTTGATCTCGAATCTCGGCCAACAATTGATTATTAACATTAAGTAATCGAATCACTTCTTGTAGATCAATACTTGCTGAACTAGCAAAGTTACTTCGAATCGCTTGAGTATCAATACCAATCAAATCTGCGAGATTTAAGGTCATGTTTGAAGCCATGTTGCTCAATCCAGTCGTCGCAGATTGGATGATTCCTGAACCATTTTGAGCCATGTAATTCAGTGCTTGACCGATTAATTCCATAGCTCTGGCAGGTTTAGTAACAGGCAGAACTACTTCTGGTTTATTATTCTCTCCTGCTCGATAAACCTCATTCATTACCCAACCACCATCTTTGTATCCTTTGATACGACTTCCAGTTGGTCCCCATCCAGAACGTCCGTATGGTAAATCTCTACGCCAATTAGAATTATTGAAGAATGCCAATAATTGATCGTATCCACTAAAGATGTTTCCATGACCTCTCACTTTATAAGCATCAAAAGTTGATTGAATATATTGAAGCAATCCTTTAGCACCGCCAGAACCATTTGTACTATTCACATCAATAATCTGCTGACGTATCTTCTCGTTCCCAGATGATTCTCTTTGAATTTGTGCAAGGATTCCGTTTAGTTCAGAGGCAGAGATTCTTTGTCCCATTACTTTAGCGGCCCGCTTAATTTGTGCAGTCCAGTTACTTCCAGTAACTCCTGAACTTGTTTTCAAACCACCATCAACATCAGTTCCGGCTTTAAAAATATTTCCTGAACCCAATGCACCGTTTAAATGGATATGATCATAATGGTCGTTGTCTGGCCATGGTACCCACTGACTTGTTGCTGCTTGCCCTGAAATTCCCATCCGGTCACGAACTCTACCGTTAGTTATTACGTATGCAATCTGTTTAGGGAATTTCTCAAACGCCCAATTGGCCGCTTCCGTATATCTTGGACTACCGTAAGGGTAACCAGAAATATCGAGAGCTTGATGTTTTCCGTGCCAATAAGGATCACCAGGACGATATCCAGAAGTTATTGTTAATCCTCCAAATTTAGACATGACTTTTTGAGCGATATCTACTAAGTATTGATAAACATTATTCGCATTCATTGCACCGTCAAAACTTCCGCCCCCAAATGCGTCTTCGACATGCTTTTGTGCAAATGGATATGCTGCGCTAGTCATCAACTTAACGCCTGCTTTTGTCATGTTTCTCCAAGGTTCGACGATACTGTTATAATCTACACGTTGATCAACAAGTTTTTTGAAGGCTCCTTCGTCATCAATGATGTCGAAAATATCGAACTCTCCAATTCCGTCTTCATATTTCGGAATCATACTTCCAAGATTATTCTGAGCTTTTAGCACTCGCTCAGTCATCGTTGCATTGAGCACCTTCGCACCCTTTTTAAGCCAAACAAGAGCATTTCTACCCTTAGCGATAAAGGTAGATCCGTCTGGTTCTTGGATGATTTCCTGATATTTAGAACCTTTTTGATCATTTACTATTGCTGGACCATCAGATGGATGACCTTCACTTCCTTTGGCATATTGTGGTACTGTCCAGTTACCTAATTTCTTGTCGGACTCTACTTCCTTAAGAACGTAGTTAACCCCACCAATTACACCATTGACACCTTTTCCGATTCCGCCAACCATTTTGTTAGCAACACCATTCATCGTAGCTGACAAGGATCCGCCCATTGAGTTGATGCCATCGATCAGCGTTTGCATCAAAAAACGTCCAGCGCTATTAAAGCCGCTCGACTTCGACCGAAGATTATTAATAGAATCATTTCCAAGCTGATTCACTCGTGCGATAAATGAGCCGTAAAGTGCGTTCCAACCGTTTAGTAGGTTTTGAAGCCATGTACGTCCGGTTTGGTACATCGCGCTATAGAAACTACGCAACAAACTTACCACTTGATTACAAAAGTTCCGAACAGTGTTGATAAACGTCGAGACAAGACTATTCCAACCGTTCAGTTTGTTCTGCATCCACGCACGACCCATTTGGTAGTTCGGATTGTTCTGGTTCTTAATCAGTGTCGTGTACTGGTTGATAAACGTTTTAACTGTCGTCATCATAGTTGGTACTACTGAATTCCAACCAGTCATGAAATTAGTCAGCCATTCAGCCCCCTGAAGAACCATAGAAGGACTAATCGAACTGAACTGTCCAAGGATTCCATTAGCTGCTGATAGAGCGGTTTGAATAAGCTGAGGCGTTGAATCAGCCATCCCTTGGTTACCTGCTTGTGACGCTTGTTGTGCTGATAACTGCATCTGGTTTGCGTCAGGCATCCCGTAGCTTTCAGTCACAATCATGTTACTAGAAAGTCCGACAGGTTCAGCATCTTGTACAGCCTTTGTCATCAAATCAGTCACTGCGTCCATAGCTTGCTGAATCTTAGGCTTTCCTTTGTCAATACCTACTGCAATCCCAGCCGGTACCCATTGCGCATCAGCCATCATCACACGTGATGGAGATTTGATTTTCAATTTATCTTTGAACCACTTGCTGACATTTCCTGCTACATCTGTAACAGATTTCTTAAGCGAGTCTACTGCCCCAGTTATTCCTTTTCCAATACCAGAAATGATATCTTTACCAATCTTACCCCATTTGATATCTCCAAATGCTTTAAATATTGCGCTAAAGACCTGCGGTAGCATTTTTATCAATGTTCCGATCGTATCTATGA